ATCTAGAGTGGCTAGAGAAACTAAGCTAACCTTATTACCATTACGATCTAAGGTAGTGGTTGTGTGCTCCGTAAATGCAGTTTCTATATAGTATGCAATTTCTGAGTCTGTAAAATATCGATAGGCTACGCCTGAAAGTGTAATAACTGCACCGCTAATTGGAGCAGTGGCTAACGTAAAAATTCCGGTGCCTTCTTCAATTACGGTGGTAGTAGAGACGTTAACCGTCCCAACCTTAACTACTACAGTAGAGCCTTGTACAGGCGCCTGTGTAAGTTGAAAACGTTTTGCAATGCCGTCTCCGCTAAATGTCTCTACAAATGAACGGGCGGTATCCCCTAATTCCGCACGTAATCTGTCGGAAAGAGACTGTACTGTTGCCACGGATCCTCCAACTATTGTATAGGGTTAATCATCTTACAAATCTTTAAGTTAGTCAGTATAAACAAGGAAAGGCCCACTTCGACAGGAGGGCGATTGTCGAAGTGGGCGGTCTAGAGGTGCGGCATTAGAGCCGGTCGTATAGATATCCTTTTTCTTGCAAATGCGCCGCTACGTGCTTTGCAACCTTATACTTCTTACCGGCCTCAAAAGAGTAGTGATTGCCAACTCCGATGGTCATCATTTCGATGTTTTCTGCAACACGGATGACTGTAGTCTCGTCAGCTAGGCTTACGCCTACGCTTTCAATTTCGTCGATCACTGTTGGTTTTGACGGGACAGTAAGATCTGTGACCTCTGTCGCGTCCTTATAGTCCTTGACTGCTGTAGCCATGGACATTTCGTTAGCTCGCTGAGCTAATTCCTCAGCGTTTGCCTTAATCTGTTCTTCTCGCTTACGTCCTGTAACGTCTGTAACTTTTGCTTTTGCCACGATGTGTATTCTCCTATAGGTTTGTTTGTGTTGGGAGGCTGGATTTTAAGGCCCAGCCTCCCCTTACTGAAATTAGTTGGTTTCTGCGATAACTACAGACTGGTCTGTGATTAGACCTAGGCCGTAAATTGCATACCAAGCAAGTGCGTGCTCACGACCGAAGTCTAGAATACCGCCATCGCGGAGTTCTACTGGAAGTGAGATAGCGTGACCAAATGCATTGTCACCAATGAAGATAGCTGAATAGCGATCCTTGTCACCGTTACCGGTCTTTGTTGCTGGAGATGTGTATCCACCGCCAGTTGGGTAAACGATTGATCCTGGAGCCACAGCTGAATCAGATGAGTAACCTGAGCCAGCTCCGCCAACAACCTTTTCGATCTGTGTTGTTTCGATGAATACTGTGTCGTATAGACGACCAATCTCACCTAGCATGAAGTTACCTGGGGCTGCGTACTTTGTTACTTCGATGAACTCTGGGTTGTCACGAAGCTTGCGGCTTTGGTGTGGGTGGATGAATGCAACATATGTCTCACCCAAACGAGGGATGTTCTTTGTTGCAAGTGTCTCTACTGCATCCTTAACAACTCCTGTTGTTAGGTCGAATGCACCAGTCATAGAAGCACGGGAAGTACCAGCGGTACCTGTTCCGTACCAGTCATTTGCAGCTGTAAGACCTGAGCGGTCATAGCCGTAGATTGTTGAAGATGCGGCCATGAGTGTGTCACGAGCCTGACCATCTAGATAAAGAGCCATGTTGCGGCCTAGAAGACGTGAGGCTGAAGCCATTACGTCATCGAATGAGGCGTTAAGTAGGAGCTCTGATACAGCAATTGCAAAGCCATGCTCTGCTACTGTGATTGAGAACTGCTGTGCTGTTAGTGCGTTTGTTGACATACGAACACCTTCAACTAGTGAAGATGCGAAGCCAAGGTTGTTGTAACGCATGAAGTTAATTTGAAGACCTGGGGCAACGCCTAGTTCTGTCTTCTTAACAGCGAACTGTTCGAAGCGAAGGATCGGCATTGACTGGAAAAGGATTTCCTTTGACCAGATGGTCTGAATTGCTTGTGTTAGCTGGCTATTGGAGCCAGAGTATGCTGTAGGTGCTGCGGCTAAATTGCCGGTACCTGTTACGGCTGATGCCATGTCGGTGTTACTCCTTATTCATATATGTTAAGTTAATGGTAGGTAAAAATTACCCGAAGATTCCTTTATTACCATCCGAAGCTCCTCGACCGAGTAGCTTTGAACGATATTTTGCGTATTCAGTAACCGACATAGCAGAAATCTGTTCTGCCGTGAACTGTTGTTGATCCGAATTAGTTTCCAAGGTTGGTGGCAAGGTTGTCCTTGTCCCTGTCATATCACGACGAGCTGACTGTAATGCCTGCTGCGCCGAATCCAGAATCTTAGAGGAACGATCTCTAAGTCCCGTAATGCTTTGTTCGATTTCATCGGGGGTATTTCCTGAGATTAGATCTACAAGCTCAGGGATAATATTATCCCGTTCTTCCTCTACACGTCGTGTACGGTAAGTGTTTAGCTCAGCGTATTGACGTTCACGCTCAAGAAGTAGAAAAGCACGCTCACGTTCTGAACTTTCTGCGGCTAACTTCTCGGCCCATTCTTTTTCTTTTGTTTCTAGAAGGGTACGAACATCCATCTCAGACTCTAGCTGCTTTTTAGAAGTAGCTTCTGATTCGATACGAAGACGTTCAGCTTCTGCTGATCGTTCTTCTTCACGCTTTTTAAGCGCTGTTAGTTCTTCCTTTAACGAGTCAATTTGAGGATAGAGTTTTGATTTCTCTTGCTCACGTACTCGTTTTAGATCTTCTTCTGTATATCCCTTTTGTTCAACAAATGTAGAAGTTGGGGTTGTTAATGTTGCGGTAGATGATGGCACATCAGCAAGAAATGCTTCTTGAGCCACTACACTGTCAACAACATTTGAGGTTGTTTCTGACATGATTATTCCTTAGGTTTAATAGGTCGTTGTCCGAATAAGTGCCACGATGACCTGCGGTTATTGTTTGGTATAAGCCTTCCAAATATTTGACTAATTGTCAGCTTAAATGGGTATTAATCTGAGTCTGCTGAACGATGCTTAGGAAGTTTACTTCCGTATGCTTCGGTCACTAACTCGCTCTGCATTTGTCCGAGAGTTTGCTCCTCGAATGGTGTAATAATACCAGGTTGTCCTAGCGGACCGGGACCTGTACCATCACCTGGATCTGCTCCAGGGGGCGCAGTTCCATCTGGCATAATTCCAGTTAGGGAAGCGATTGCAGAGTTAATCTGAGACTTGATGAGGTTAATAGCCCCATCAGCCTTAGCATCAGCAATAAGCTCTAGACGAATCTCTTCAAGCTTCTCATCAGGGAATTCTTCGCCTAACTGGCGTAGTGCTCCCTCACGGCTTTCGAGGTTCATGTTCATCTTTTGCTGAATTTCATTAAGTACGATTAGCTTATCTAGAGGCAATGGCTGTGGGAAGTGCACATTTGATTGATAGGTAAGCGGATCTTGTAGGTCTAGCTGACTTAGCTGGCTCTGCTTAATAGGGCCGTTGTAAACTTCATTATAGGTAAACAACTCTGGCTCTTTAAATGCCAGAGTTAACAGAACTAGCTCGTTAATTCGACGTAGGCCTTCACCGTATTGAATAATCTTCTGTTGGTAACGGTTCATCAAAGGCTGGTATTGAATAGCAAGTGCTACACCAGAGGTATTTGAGATAGGCTGTACTTGGCCCAAAGCTGTTTCTGGAACACCGATCATTTCATGCATAGCTGTCTTAATAACCTTTAGGTACTCCATAGCTCCTTGAAGGCCTTGTCCGCCGCCTTCTAGGTTGAATACCTGTGCGTCTTTTGGAAGACCGCCCCAAACTTTCTTAGGGCCCTTCTCAAGTGCTGAAGCTTTGGCTCCTGTAATTACAGTTACTGGGGCAGCGTGATAGTTAACAATGTCAGCAATGTCTGTAGCTGTTTCATTATACGCACGGTTTAGGGTAATAACGTCGTGACAATCGGCTAAGCCCCAAGGAGAGCCTGACACACGTACGTTAGGAATATGAATGACTGGAACAACGCCAATTGGATTTGGACGAGAGTCAATAAGCTCGTCGTTAATGTATTCCTCAATGCGATCATCAGTCAAGATTTCGGTGTAGGTATATACTTGGCGTGTTCCCTCAACTGAAGTACCCCAAAAGCGGTACTTAAGTTTAAAACGAATTAGGCGGGAACGGTCGTGCGGGTGGAACTCTGGAAAACAGAAAGAAGAGTTTAGGGGTAGGATGCGGATCTTGCCTGGGTGCATACGTCCTACAGAGTCTTCATAACCCTCTTCGTAAGCTACTTTAACAAAGCAATCGCCTGATACTCCGCCTTGCTGTCCCATTTCCCATAGGATGCTGTGCTTGTCGTTATCTGTTTCCCACACACGCTTTAGAACGTCTGGGATAATTGCTTCTGTGGCATTTGGGCTTCTAAATGTAACGCCCTTACCAAATGTAAAGTTAATAATAAAATCTGTAAATGCACGATAGTAGTTGTATACCATCTGTGACTCGCCTATTTCGCGGCGGTAGGACCAGTGATGGCCCAGATACATTGCCCAGTTAAGTGAGTACCGGTTTAAACGTGGACCGTGTACTTCAAATTCTTCATCCGCCAGTTCTACAAGACCTAGAGGAGAAATTGAGATTGTTAAATCACTCGACGCCGCTCTATACGACGGAGGACTAAAATCAATACCACCGGCCATTAATTATTTCCTGACTTCATTTGTGTGCCCCCACTACGCTACGAAACCTTTTTTCTCGGCTTCTTTTTTAACTCTTTTTTCTTTAGCTTTTTTTGCTTTTACTTGCCGTGTTTTTTCATCTCGCTTATTAAGCGGAACATCTTTTTTACTTCCGACCCAAGCCCCACCACGTTGTACGTACTGTTCGCTAACCCACTTTAATCCAGCTGGTGCGATTCCGCTATTTTTATGGTTAGGCCATCTTGATTTTGCTTGGAGAAGTAGTGAGTTATACATCTTCTCATCTTCGGGTGCTTGTGCCACTCACTGAACCTTTCACTATGATGCCCGGCTCTTGCGAGCCGGGACATCGTATAGTATAGCGTACTTTTTAGTCGTTAACTGAAGCTGGGTTCATACGACCGTAACGGCCACCTGAACGGATAACTTCTTCGATAACAACTTCAGAATGGTCTCCAAAGTTGCCTTGTGCAAACTCACCAAGATAAGTTGGTGCTTCTACCCAAGCTGCTGAACCAACGTGTGCACGTTGCTGCATTGTTTCTTCTGGATACTTTTCCATGACGTTCATGTTGTGGTTAGGGCGGCCCTGTGGGACATCGTAACCTTGATCTAGTCCAACTTGGAAGTCATTTGGAACATCTGTGTCTGTTGCAATACCTTCTTCAAAGCGAAGTGGGCCACGTAGGCCTGGGGCTGCTGGTGACATCTTACGTTCGTAAGTTGCGCCAACCTTCTCAGGAAACTGAGGTGTTGGGGCGATATTTTCTACTGCCATTTGTGTTTCTCCTATAGGGTTGGGATTGAGGGTCCTCGGGTATAATTCTGTCTAGTATTTAGGGATTTGTCCGTACTAAACATAATTTTTAAAAGAATGGGCTAGCACTAACTTCAATAGTTGGCATAACCATATCCTGCGTCATAGAGCAAGCAATTGATAAAGAGTCCACAAAATCGTCGTGGGCATGGGCTTCATCCGGTGCAGAGACTGAGAAGTTAGCCCCCTTGTACTGCACTTCGGCATCTGTCATTTGCTGGTAGAACTTCTTCCACAGGCGTAGGCGCCTAGTCTTAGCATGTGCAGGCCAAGAAACCATCTGGCGCTGAATAAGGGCCTGAAGGTGCTTCCAGCGCTTTGACTGCTCGGTTGGACTAGATGTGACGGGAATGACCTCTGCTCGCGGCAGAAGTACCTTCAAACGCTGCGCAACGGCATCTCCTACGCCGTTAGCGTCTACGCCTACGGCAAGTACATCATAGTTAGATAAGAACTGTTGTATCTGGAAGTATTGCTCTTCCCAGTCATCTCCTTGTAGCTCGAGCCAATTTAATACTCTATGATCATAATAACCAAATTCATCTGGCCTATCCCAGTCTACCCACACAACAGTTACGACAGTCGAGTCCATCTTGCGTGCCGGATCAATTCCCACGACTACTGGAGATCTATGCCAATTTCTAACAATCTCTTGCGAAGTGTCCCCAAGATTGTCCATCGTGTTTGATGTAACGAACATGCCTCTTTCCAGCAACCATTTACAGTTGTAGGATAGTTGGAACTCATCTGAGTCCTCTCCAATGCGTAACATCTCTTTTCTAATAAACTTTTCATAGTTAGGGTTAAACTTTGCAACATCTCGCCAGTCCCACTGAAAGTGGTTCTGCTTAACGTTTCGTCCACCACTGGATTGACGTCTTTTGTTTAGCTGGATAGCACGGTAGAAGTTATTCTTCATAGTGGTGGGGGTGCCAGTCTTTACCATGGTAGCGTTATAGTACGCACCCATAGGAGCAATAGACTTAGATACTACAAAGTCGTCTGCTTCTTGACACTCATCAATGATAATTAAGTGAAAAGACTTAGATTCAATCTTTGCACGTGGGTTAGCCGTCATCATCATAAGAGTAGAGCCAGACTTCTTAAGCTTAATGTTACGAGTTACGCCTGGGTTCTTACCCGGCATATCATCGATATCTGGATCCCCAAAGACTTCCATCGCTCTTTCACTAGTTAAACGTGAAACTGTACGAGCATATAGTGTTTCTACCTGTGATTGAATAGGTGCGAACATTCCCACCCAAATACCATCACCAAACTTACCTAGTAGGTCTGGGTACATCTTTGCAAGGCGTGGGAGGATAACCATCAAGGTAGCTACGGTATTAGCGATAGTTTCTGACTTACCTGACTGACGTGAGGCTAACGCGGTTACTTCTTCACCATCGTTAATAATTACTGACTCAATGACTCGCCTAGCTAACGGAACCTGATATGGGTGGAGTTTATGCCCTACTAGTAGCTCCATAAAGTCTAAGATCTTATCGATCAAAACCCTTACAAATTCAGCCGATAGCTCATCCAGCTCCTCATCTTCTTCTTCAAGAAGCGGGTCTTCAAGGTCAACGTACTCTTCTTCGTAGGTTACTTCCTCAAAGTTATCTTCATTCATTTAATAGCTCTCTCGCTGAGACTATTCATAATTGCATGAACTACCTCAGCGCCTACTCTAGCCTCTTCCAAATAGAAAGGATCTTGGTTTTTTTGCCATGTAGAGAGGTTACGACCAATAGAGTACAGTGCTTGCTCATTCCAAGTCACCAGCTCTGCAGTTGGTAGTGCGTCTACTCTCTTTTCAATCTTAGTTCTTTTACGCTCTTCTTTTTTTCTACGAATCATGTTCTGCCCCAAATCTAATATAATCCCAGTCTACTTCATCTTTCTTCATTGCTCTACCGTTTATTGCAACAGTTAAGGCTTCGCTCTCAGAATACCGTCTAACCCATTTTCCTAAAACTAAAGATATGCGAGTAAATGGTGCCCTAATGCAATACCCCTTACCAAAACGATAAGGTTCTTCTATTTCTTGTGTTTCCGCCTTTTCAAATAAGACGGGAGGCTTTACCGGATACACCATAGTGTGCCAGTAAAAAGAGCCTACATCATGCGTCTTCGCCATTTTCTACTTCCGCCTCCGAACAATGATGACTTGGTATTTCGTGTTCTAATACTATCATCTCACAGTCTCGGCACTCAAAACGCTTTGGGGCTGTGAAATAGTTCTGCGCAGTCCCACCAATAGGGACATCATCTTCTGCTGACTCGTAATCGTAAATTATCTCTGGTTCTGTGAACAACTCAGCAGGAAACGGACCACGTGCTCCATAAGCGGACTTAGGAACTGGATGACCTTGCTTAGTTATTACCCTCTGGACAATCTTCATTATTCGGCTGGCTTAGTATCTTCTACTGGTTCAGCTGGTGCTTCAACTACTGGTGCTGGTTCTTCAACCTTAGGCTCTTCTACCACAGGAGCTTCAACCTTAGGTTCAGCTTCTTTCTTTACAGGGGGTTTTACCGGAGCAGGCTTAGGTGCAACAGGCTTAGGCTCTTCTGCCTTTGTGATTAATTTCACATGGTGAGGTAGAGCATTTGCGTTAAAAAATACAGGGAGGTGCTTTGCGCAGAACGTTTGATGTGCTGCACCTGGGTTTTCTACAGAGAAAACAGCATCTTTGGTGCAATTTAGGCATTTTACCATTGTTGAGTCCTTTCGGGGGTCAATACGTATATTCTATCTTATATTGAGTTCGGCGTTGCTTCAAGTCTGTATTTACTGCTAGAATATATGTAGGGAGTTAAACACCCCCTAACACTAACTACGTAACAAAAGGGTTGCAACTAGCTCGGCAGACAGACGCTGAGCTATTTTTTATCTAGTGACAGTAGATAAGAGATTCGGGTTGGCCTTCTAGCCTAGGAGATAGTGTGAAGTTTAATGAGAATACCCTTTTAAAAGCAAAGGCAACCTTAATGGTGGCTATGTTAACCATAGTTACCACAAACGAAGCTTATGCGGTATATAACCGGGTTGATACGCCCACTGTGATCACAGCCCCCGTGGTAGTTGATCCTCGAGATAAGTATCGGGAAATGACAAAGTTCAGTCCTACGGACCTGGCAGACATGCTGGAACTAGTTGGATTTAAGGGTAGCTCCTTGAAGACAGCTTGGGCAGTAGTTATGCGAGAGTCCAGGGGCAACTCTAATTCCCACAATAAAACATCCTCAACAGGGGATAACTCCTACGGCCTGTTCCAGATCAATATGATCGGAAGTCTTGGAGATATCCGAAGAGAAAAATTTGGTATTAAATCTAATGCCGAACTACTAGATCCCGTGACAAATGCCCAAGCAGCCTTCTACATGACTAATCGTGGAACAAACTTTGGGTCTTGGGGTCTAGGACCAGATGCTTATGATGGAACCCCATCTGAGCAGGCAGTAACAATCTGGCTTAGTGAATTTCCTAAGTAAATAGAAAAGGCCCCGTAACTGGGGCCTTTTTTATTACTTCTTTTTATTTTATACCTTTATTAAAGTTTTTTGGTGGTTTCTTAGGATCAGGTGGTGGACTTCCCGCACCTGCTACTTTAGGCTTAGATTTAGGTTTTTTAACGACTACGCTCTCGGCATGTGCACGGTTACCTTTTTGGGTTAGGCCTACTTGTCCAGGTTGCTCTAATCCATAGCTAGCAAATTGACCCATTATTTCTTCCCCGCTCTACGCCTGTTTTCTTTAGCAGTGTTCTTACCATGTTTTAATGGTCTAAGATTACTGGAGCTATCGTTATCATGGTTATTATCCTTATGATCAACGTCTGTGCCTTTAGGTAGCTTGCCATGCTTCTTCTCATACTTAGCTTTAGCAGCATTCTTAGATGTGGTCTTCCACACACCGTTTTCTTTATAGTGCTCAACAATAATTTTACGTCCGCCATTAGCAGCAGAGCCTTTGTATTCTTTGCCACCAGCTACTGCTTTTTTCTTAGTTGCCATCTGCAGACCCGTCCGTAAAATGTTCAGGACGAGTTTTGCGAGGCTTAGGGGTGTAGTTTCCTTCTTTTTTAAGCTTGTAAATCTCGCGTCGGCGGGCTTCTTTTTTCATCATTCTTTGAGCCTGTGGGTCATTATCAAAATTGTGTAGGTCCCAAGAATCTAGTTCAGACTTAGCCATTATTTTTTACTCCTCTTTGGTTTTGAAACTTTGTCTTTGCCTGAACCTTCAGGTACGCAGTTAGGAACTTTTTTGCCTTCTTTAAGCTTTGTCCCTACTTGAACATAGCCCTTCCAACAAGGATCTTTAACCATTAACAGTCCCACGCTCTCCGTGCTTTGTTTAAACGACTATCTGGATCTTTAGCCGCTTTAGGAAATTTCTTTGCTTGCCCTGCAGAACGAGCACAGTATGACTTGCGACGTGCAGCAGACTTCTCAGACTTAGCTGCTTCTGCTTTTTTAACAGGAGGCTTTAAGTTATGGCCTTCTTTTTTAGCAGAGGCTCTACCTTTTGCATTTAATCCACCGTTAGGGTTCTGACCCTCTTTACGTTGCCACGCAGCTGTTTTAGCCATTATTCTAAATCCTTACGTTGTTTCCAAGAGTCTTTAGACGAATTGTAGCAGTTATGGCTCTCAGCTTTACTCTGACCGGAACTTTGTTCTCTGCGGCCACCAACAGTAGTATGAGTCCATTGACAACCTAGGCAGTGCCAATTATGCACGCCAAGACCGCCGAACTCACCACCGTTAGAATAAACCGTATTATTAGAGTGCCCCATTACGTGCTTGACTCTCCGCTAGCACCACGACCATACCTACGGTTAGTAATCGTATGGTCAACGTGGTGTACAGGCTCAAGAGCATGAGACCAGTCCGCAAACTCATGTGCCTGAAATCTCAGGTTACGTGGCAGACGTCCATCTTTAGGAGCAGTAGTGTCTTGAAAGATTTCACTTCTAGACATGATTACCGCTGCTTATTAGATCTTGTGTTTATAACACTAAAGCCTCTAGGTACAGGAAGTTTACCTGAATTAGGTGAACCCTTTGTGTCCTTCTTAGCTTGAAGTGCTTTAGTAGCTGGAGATAGATCCTTAGCTTTTATCCACTGTGCGCCATCTTTGTGAGAAACTGCGCCGTAATCTTTAAAGCCAGGTATTGCTGGTTGCGGATCTTTTGGTTTCTTAGCCTTTGGTGCTGGAGCTTGTGGCTCTTCTCGTGGAACTTCCACAGGAGAGTTTCCAGGAATCTTAGCGATCTCCGCAGTCTTAGGCATTCTAACCTTAATCGCAGGGTTATCTATTCTAACGGAACCAAAATTAATACCAAAGTCTCTACCGGCTCGCGCATCAGACATCGCACCTCCATCTCCAGGGAGGTAGCTAGGTCCTTGTGGGAAAGGTTGTGTACCTGATTCGGTTGTGTAGCTGCCTTTTATAGGCTTTTCTTTTCCGTAAGAAATTTGCTTAGCCATTGCCCAAGCCTCTATAGGCCCTTCAGCAGTAACGGTAGACGAGGGTACTCTACCGATACCTGCTTCTTTAAAACTACTAACAGGCTTAGGTGCTTCCGCAATTGTTTGTG